CCTCGCCATCGGGGGCGCATGAGTAAACTACTGGGCAATCTACCGATGTACGAGGGACAGAGACTTCAGCCAGACCCTTCTTGCGAAGATCCATAATGGCTTTTTTTGCACGCTTTGACGATAGGTCGGGGAATGCTGTCTGAAGCATACCTAATACCATCTCGTCATCCGCACCGCTAACAATAAGTTCCGCTAGATCGGGGGAGACTTGTGCGATTTCCTCGATGGATACCTGTTGCAAATATGTCCTTTTTTCACGCTTCCATCCGACATACGACACCATCAACCCCTTCTCTAGCAGATAATTAGCACCCAATTCCATCTGTTGACGGAAGTTCGGGATGTATGTGGAGCGCATCCATTTGAGGAATCCAGACACCATTGAGGCTCGTGGCATAGATGCCATTGAAGTCGGGAATGCCTTGATATGGGAACGCTGCAGGGCTTGGTCTAGGATAGCAACAAATGCGTCGATACGCTCTCCAACGACATTGACCTCAATATCACTCGCTCCCTGCCAAGGGAAGGCATTTGCGCCCTGTTTGCGTAGGTCGTCAGACTTGCCCTCCCAGAGGTTTCGGCGGTCATCATACGAGCGCAGACAAGCCTCAAAGTATTCATCCAAGTCAAGAAGGCACTTATCGTAGGCATCAGCCAATGCGGTTACATTTGGCCCTTCCTCGACATAGATCATCGACTCTTCCTGCTCTTCTGTTGGTGCGCTCATGATGGCAAATATTCGTAGAACTGCTCGCCTACTTCGGGGCGTATCATAACAACTTTTATGGGTTTGCCAACTAGTTTGTGCGAAACACGAGGTGGAGCCTTAACTGGGACTGCCTCGCCATCCATGCGAACCATTACCCAACTAGGGTTTGGGCATTTGCGGATAACTAGATAATCACCCTCATAGGTGGTGTTATCTTGAGGTTCCACGGGGGAATCAAGGGTTTCTGGCTTAGCTTTTGGCGGCCTGCCCCGTTTAGCTGCTGGTTTCGTTGTCGTCTTCATAATTAAGTGATGATTGGATAGTAATTTCAATAGCCTTCATTGCAAGTACGCCAATGACGGACGCATAACTCAAATCAAATTCTTGGGTGAATCGGTCGATAGCTGAATCAAGAGTGTCACTAAATGCTTGAGTTTGTTCTAGGTTATCCATTAGTAGCCTCCTGCTCCCTGTCTTGTAGCAAGATTTCTGGATTCGTCAACATGATCTATTCCTGCAATAGCGGCGTACCTTAAAATATCCACGCAATCCTTCCACGCTTCTTTAAGACCTCCATCACCCGTATACTCGCTCAGAGCTTGGATGATGTTCTCGCAGTCGGATGAGACATAGAAATGCGGTCGGTTAACCGAATCTGCTGGCTTAGTCGTATCCCACGACATCTTGCCAATAAGTGCTTGAAGTCCATCGTCAATGTCTAGGCCAGGAGCTGGAAGGCACACCATACCAGCGTCATTCAAGTCCTCGATAATGCTAGATGCTCCATCAGACGATTGGTATTTAGCCGCCCCAAGGCGAGGGTCAATCAGCCTTTCAAAGATCTTCTCGTCACCTTCCAGCTCCGCAATCAAGTCCATGTAGTCACGGATACCAAACCCTTGGCCTTTAGCTCCCGGCCCCGGCATCCACTTGCCACCCTTCCATTCAGCCCAATCGCCAACCTCAACGCCAGGCCACTCACGATAGACCCAGAATGTCCCAGACGCATCAACAGCAATCCAACCCATAAACCAGTTCTTCGATCCAGCAGGGTCAATGATATGATAACGCGTAACATTACTAGTCGGGATCTTGTCGGGAGAGACGACATTGACCTCCTTGTTGAACTTGGGAAATTTGGTGGCGTGGGACTTAACTGGAACCCCATACGCACGAATTAGGATCTCCTCCCTTGGCCTCCCCACCAGTGTCTCCTTGATTCGCTCGTAGCCACCGAAAGGGTTGTCCTTGGAATGGAAGTAATGGACGCTGGCGTTGCGCTTCTTACTTCTCTGGACATAGGGTACTAGTTCGCCACCTAAAAGCTCTGCTTCTTGGCTCTCAACACTAGCAGCACCATCTAAGTATTCCTTAATAACTTCAGTCCACCCGTCAATCGGGGTAAATGTAAGCAACAACTTAGCGTCTCGCGTGGCAAGTCGGAATCGAAGCGTATTGATTAGCTCTGGGCCTAATAAGTATTCATCAACCCAAGCACCAATGTTGTGCCATTTAGGATTGCGGCTGCCAAGTTCTGCGCCCTCAAGGATAGTTGGATTGTTCTGATATTGAGAGTAGGTCTTGAAGATAATCTGCGACCCATTGGGTAGAATCAGCGAGTTGTCCGTAAATCCGTTCTTCTTCGTGTACGATATGTAAGCATTAGCCGAGGTTTGTTTGGTACGCATCTCCGCTGGAAGCCATTCCCATACCGCGCTTTGTTGTTGGCGAATGCTAACCTCCGATGTCTGAGCAAAGCACATGATCTCTGACTTTGGGTTTTCAATAGCAGCTTTGACCACGCAGTAAGAACCCCACGCAGTTTTGCCGCTGCGATTGCCACCAAGTGCCAGAACCTCAGAGACTTGCGACAATTGCTCTTCAGCCTTTTCCCAATGCGGAAGCCTAAACCCATAACGGAATGGATCTTTCTCGGCATTCTCAATAGCCTCATGGTACACCCGATGAAGCTCAATGAGATCATCTGGCTCCATCAAAGCAACCTCGTCATCGCTGGGAGGCTGAAGGATTGGATGTTTGCGCCACTGCATTACTCTACGATTTCAGCTTCTACCGCTTGGGCTTTGACTTTATTGGCAATCCTAGACTTAGCTTCCGCAATCATCTTAGCGGCATCATCAATAGACGGCCCCTTGCGATGCTCGACAATGGTACTCGCCATGCCCGAGAGCTGTCCAGCCTTATCGGTCATAATGCCAATAGTCAATGCCAATCGGTCTGGGGAGATAGCCTTGAGCTGGTCTGGGTCACGGCTTAACTGCTCTGCCTTCTCGAACAAAAGGTCTGTGTACTCAGCCGCAGCAATAGCGTAGCGTTTGGAGAACTCCTTGCGCTTTGACTCCAGCGTGTCGTTATGCCTCCACTCCAACGCACGAACAGTCTCATGCGTTACCTTGCACTTTTTAGCGATAACGCTGATACGCCCACCCTGCGCCAGCATCCAAAGAATCTGTGCCGCCACATTCGGGTTATAGTTCTCGATAGTGTTCCGAAGGAATTGCTTAGCCCTTTCCTTGACCTCAAGGAAACGAAACAAAAATTCCGCGAGATTTCCGCAGCACAAGAGGCTGACACTCTTCGTGGAGTACAAACTGGCGCGTTGGGCCGAGCCGTTGCGGTTATCCCTACGCATGAGTATTTCCTAATCCGCAACAAATATGGTGAAGACGCATGGCATGATCGTGAGTTTATCCGCGACTTCCAGAAGTTTCACCCAGAACTTTCCCCTAACGCAGTCTAATGCAGACCAGAACCTATGCTGACCTGTTCTCGCTGATCCAAGCCCTGTGTGGCGTGGTGTTCGCCAGCATTGAAACTGGACGCATTAAGGCACTTATCAACCGCAGGGCGCAGAGGGCATACCGCTCCAGCAACTACTGGACGCGCTTCCTCAAAATTGGCGAGGAACGCTACCTTGCTGACGATCCAGTCGCAGTAACCACCACCGTCTCTGGAACGGGGTACTTTATCGAAACAGTTGGTGATACTGACTTCACGCTTATCGGTGCTACCGCAAGCACGGTTGGCGAATACTTCGTCGCTACTGGCGCAGGAACTGGTACAGGAACCGTCCGACAAGCTTTGGGCTATGTTCCTTATGACGAGACAGGAAAGAGCAGCGTGGATACCTTCCTCCGCATTTTCAAGCAGGCTCCGTACATTTCAGCTTCAGTTCAAGAGTTTGACTACACCGTGACCGCTGATGGTGCTACGCTAGTCGCTGGCGACCTCAATCCAGAGACTGCATTCGTGACCTACAAGGCGCAATTCACCGATACCTATGGTGATGGTGCTGGTGAGACATCTAGCGTCCCCGCAGAGTGGTTCCAGTACCTAGCCCACGGCACATATGCCGACTACCTCCGTGCTGAAGGTCAGCAGGAGAAGGCAGCACTTGCCGACCAAGAGGCTGAAGCACTACTTACGGAGGAACTTATTCGCCTAGACGAGAATCACACAAGCGGGCTTGTGAGCAATCGCATCCGCACTAACGCAAACATGCAACTTCGCTGGTAATGCAATACGCTTACGCATATCAACTCAATGGAACTCAGACATCTGGTCTAGACCCGTCCGCAAAAGCGTACATAAATGCTGTGGTTGCGGCTGGAGCTACTGTCACCTCAACCCAAAGAACCGCCATCAATAACTTCGTCAAGGGTGAGAAGGCTGGTTCTAGGTGGACATTGCTAAAGCGGATGTACCTTCCGATATGGGGGGTTGCCGCTCCTAATGCGATCTGCATGACGAGCCTCACAAGTGGCACGTTCAATGGTGGTGTAACTCATGCGTCTGGATATGTTTCAACCAACGGAACGACTGGATATTTTATTTTTGACCAAGCTCCAGCATCACTTGGGTTGACCACATCGTCTGGTAGTATTTACTGCTTGGTTACTGGTGCTTCGGCAATCAATGGCAGTACACTGCTTGGAGGATGTCAGGATTCAATAAATGGAAGCAGAACATCACTTTCTACAGCCACATTAAACAATCGCAGCGTTCGAGTATTTTCTGGAACAGGATTAACTTATGCAGAAACCGACTCTAGATCTGTTTTGGTGGCATCAAGAACAGCCACCACAACAAACTCCGCCTACAAGCGAACATCTTCGGGATTTGTTACCACAATCAATGAAGGTTCAGCTTTATCGCCAAGCGTAGGAACAGTTCAGCCAATGGCATACATGGCGAATAACAATAACGGAACATTTACTACATTCGCGCCAGCAGCCGCTCAATTTGGCGCATACGGAATGGGTCTTGGACTTACCTCGACTCAAGCTGAAAAATTTAGCGCCGGG